CCTACAGACGATTTTATTTATGATGATACTGAGCCGTCGGATTTAAGTCGGTACAGCGAACCAATGACCGACCCGATGACATGGCAAGAGTTTTAATATACCAGTTATCAGTTATCAGCTATCAGTAAAAACTATTAGGAGTCAAAAAAATGAAGGGTATTCGCATCGAAGGTTTTTCTCCGAGATCAGGCAGCAGAATTGCTGTTATTGTCAGTACGAAATACATACTATGTGTTTTAGATACTTACGAGAATCTATTGCCTTGTCCGCAAATTGAAAACACTAAACAATATTATGTAATATTCGACGATCCAATTGCATCATATTCAGTCATTACAACACTTGAATTATCGCCAGGTCTAAAAGAATGGATTGACGAGCAAATCGGTGGTCAAGCTTGGACTGGGTACGGTAATGAGGATGATATTCCTGACTAAATATTAGTTATCGGTTGTCAGTTATCAGTAAAAACAAATTATTTAGGAGTAAAAAAATGATTGAGATTGAAATGATAGAGATTCCAAATGTAACCTTTAAAATTGGGAAATATCCAATAACTCAGGCACAATATCAAGCGGTAATGGGAACTAATCCTTCTTATTTTATGAACAAACCCCAAAACCCAGTAGAACAAGTTAGTTATGATAATGCCGTAGCTTTTTGCCAAAAATTAAGTGAAATAACAGGGAAAAACTATCGCCTACCTACAAATTCAGAATGGGAGTATGCTTGTCGTGCGGGGACTGAAACCCTATTTAGCTTTGGTGATGATTCTGAGCAGCTAAAAGATTACGCTTGGTATAGCGAAAATTCTGGATTTATAACTCATCCTGTGGGTCAGAAATTACCTAACAATTGGGGATTGTACGATATGCACGGCAACGTCTGGGAATGGTGTCAAAACGTTCCCCGTGGGGGCGGATTCGACACCTGCTCTAATGGATGTCGTGCCGCACGACTCAATTACCGCTATTTTGAAGAATATTGCCCCAGCAATATTGGTTTTCGGGTAGTTTGTGACTAATAAATTAGTCATCAGTTATCAGTTGTCAGTAAAAACTATTAGGAGTAAACAATGATCATCAACGCAACCCCTCACACTATCACCATATTAAACAAAGCTGGCATCACCCAAGATGAAAAAAAACAGTTTCTGGGAAACAAAGAGGCGATTGTGGTTCTCAAGGAAATCCCAGCATCCGGGATTCTCCCGCGGGTCAAAATGTCCAACGAACCCGCAGAACCCATTGACGGTATCCCAGTAGAAACCGTTATCTACGGGGAGATCGAGGGACTCCCTAAGTATCAGGAGGAGGTGTACTATATTGTCTCAGGATTAGTGGCAGCGGCAGCCGCTAAGATAGGGCGCACAGACTGCCTTGCCCCTGGTGCAATCGTCCGGGATGAGTCTAATCCCTCGAACGTTCTAGGGTGCTTGTTCTTACAAAAGCCCTAGCCGATCCGAAACGGGAACCTTTCCCGTATGCCTAGCGGCTCAATTCTAGGCACTGATGAGGATAGAAGGAGTTACGGCTATCCTAAAATGGGAGGTGCAATTCCTCCCTCTACAAATCGATATATTTGAACATGAACATGAACGAGGAATCCAGAAAAATACTAGGAACAATTGCAAGGCTAGAGAACGCATCGTATCTTTTGATTGCTATCTTAATCGGAATGGTAGTGTTTGGAGTAGGTCAAACACTACACAAAGCTAATCACTACCTTGCATCACAAGGACACGAAAACCCAAAAGTACTATTGCTTCCATCTTGGAGGTGTGGAACATTTACCGAATTGAATTTCCGTCAGAACGACGGAAATAGAGGATATTTGTGTGTAAAACAGATAAAGAGGTAGGTTGTCCAATCAGTACTCAACGAAGTGAAACCTAATAAGATGATGCTGTAGCAAATGCAGATTGGCCCATAGAAGATTAAGGTTATCAGTAAACAAATTATTTAGGAGTAAAACAATGACAATGATGGATATAGGACAATTCCCTAAGATTGGCTCAGAGCCACAAGAGTTCAAGTTAAACTGGTACGAAACAAAGTTAATTTATCCTTTTAAATACTCAGAAGGAATTCATTATTTTATTCAAAAGGATCAAGAATGGATAATCGACGAAATTGCTAAATGGGTAAAGGAAAGAGAACATTGCAAAGAAGATTTTCCTTTAATTATTGACTGGAAACTAAAAATAAGTTCAAATTCAGATCATTTTGCTACACTAACCTGCGAAAATCGCCAAAATGCCGACTTTAAGTTTGCCTTTTTTGCATTTTTCCCAAATACTGATATTGAGTTATTCTACGATGGTAATCCCATAGACGAAGTTAACTTTTGTTTGTTTAATATAGCCGATTCTTCTAAAACGGAATTAATGCTTGAAGAAGAATGGATGTATTTACGTAGTATTACATCAAGACTATTTACTTAGTTTCGATCAGCTATTAGTTATCAGTCAACAATCATCAACCAAACAAAAAAATGAAACCTCTGTATAAATTAGGCAAATATCACAATCTAAAACGTCTAAACAAGATAGTAGAATTGAGCAGTTCTACTACCTTTTCTGCGAGAGCAAAACACAATTGGGTTAACAATCCTTTTTCAGAGTTGTTTGATCCTTATTCTCTATGGTGGACATTGGGGGTAGAATGGCACGTTGACGACATTGATGAAGATAAAAAATATTCAATTATTTTAATTGTTCAGAGTGACAACTATGAACTCTACTCTTCTACAGTAAACAATGATACTTTAGAAAAACTCTTGAAAAATTATACTCCCTTTAAAAGTATGGATGATCAAATAAACTCTTTATTAGTCCAAAGAAAAGATACTCAAAAATTAGTCTTAAAAACGGGAGATATTTTACTACTGGACATATCCTGCTACCATAAGCTGGAAAACACAAAAAAAACAGAAGACCCTTTTATTTTTATTACCTTAGATATTGACTTTATTCCAAGAGTCAAAGAAGCTATTAAAGCTGTTAATTATTTTGTTCACGATTTTTTTGTAATCAATGAGGAGTAAAACAATGGAAGAATATATGGAAGAAATCGAAGAAACAATCGAAGAAGAAATTGAAGAATGTATGACTCCAAGCCATCGTCATTTTTGGCTTTGCTGGTATCAATTATCTCTTCTAGAGAAAAAGATCTGTTTTTATTTTCTTTGTGGGTTTGATAACAAAGAAATTGCTAAAAAACTTTTACTAAAAACTGAAATAGTAAATAATTATACGACGACAATTTTAAAAAAATTTAATATTTCGACTCAACCTAAGTTTATGTTCTTTTTCTATCAGCATACAGGATGGGATATAGCCAAAGACATGATTGACGATGACGAAGAAAAGCAATGCGCTTTATGGGGTGTTCAAAAATGTCTAATTCCGCCTGGAATATGGAAAAATATGTAGTTTAACGAAAATCTATGACTAATACTACCGAGAACACATACACGCCAGATTTTGTTTCTCCGCCAGGAGAAACCCTTGCTAAAATCTTGAGAGAGAGAGAAATAACTAGAGCTGAATTTGCTAGTCGCATGAAGTTGCCGAAAAAGACTATTAATCAACTCATAAAAGGTAAAGCAGAAATTACTGTGCGGACTGCTTATAAAATAGAATTAGCTTTAGGCGTACCTTCTGCTCGTTTCTGGATAGAGCGCGAAAGACTTTATCGAGAGTCTCTAATAAATCAAATTGATTAGAATATTTTTACAACTATTATGAACCTGTACTTAATTAAAGATTCAGTTACATCATTTAGTCTTCTTATTGCATCGGAATCAGAAACAGAAGCTATCTGGCATTAGTGTAAATATTTTAGCGGCAAAAATGACAATCCAATCGAAATAGAGCGTATTAACATTAATACTTCTGGTATCGTTTGGGAATGTGGATAAACTACTACTAACCCCTAAAACCGCTCCTAAACCGATTAACAGGAGCAGAAGTAATAATCGTGCTAATAACCTTTTCATGTCCCTGAAACTCATTTTCAAGGGAATAAAATGCTCCCGATAGGCTATCTACAATGTCATTAGTCGGAGGTGTTTTCTTGCTACCATCAAAACCCTGGCAGGCATTTAAGAACCGAGTGTTCCATGTCCCATCTCTTAAGATAAAGATTTGTCCCCGACTAGCTGCCGTGGCTACTGGTAAAGCTCGTGTTAGCTTATCCCCTTGAGGTGCTATCGCTCTAATATCATGATTCGGATGATTTTCTCTAATTACATTAGTAATGGTATTTTCAACAAATTTACCGCTCGATCCCCCTTCTTGTTCCCATCTTACAGCTACAGTTTTCCCATCCAGTTCAGCAGTATTTTTAAGCATTAATTCCACTTCCCCGACCTTTTTCTGCTCACAGATATTATCGGCAATCACATAAGCAAATTCCTTAATCTCAGTTGAATCTGGCAGTGTGTTCTTAATTCTTTGGTATTTATAGACAAGAGTGCCACTTGTATAACAATGATAGTTCTCAGCATTCTCTTTAGCAGTTGCCGCTAAATCCCAGAATCTTACTTTACCTATTAACTTCCAATCATCGGGTATTTTATCGAGAATCTCAAACCAAGTCCGATCAAATACCGTACCAGCTTCATATTTAACTTTCCAGTTACCCCTGAGAAGTCTTTCCCGCTCAATAGGATGTAAAGCGTAAAGGTTAGCCAAATAGGTAGGGTTAACCCTAATTAAAGCTGGATTATCAAAAATCGTAGCAGGAATAAAAGTAAAGCTTTTAATCAGATTATCTGGTGTAATATTAATATCTGTATTTGATAAAAACTTTTCTCTTTTATCTTTAGGAATAAGGTCAAAAAGTTCATCTTTAAGACTAAATTTATCGATTAGTTCTTCTTTAGTATCAGCCCAGTGGATTATGTTTTCTCGTCTAATAAAATATTTAACTATTCCCCCTCTTTCTTCAATAGCATACCCAGTCTTAGGGTCGATCCACCAAGAGATAAAATTAGCTACCCAAGAGTCAGCATCGGGGTTACAGGTTGCTCTAACTGCGGGTTTA